CAATTCATCATCAATACCTTTTAGTATTGCGTCTGGGTCAATCCCTGCATCAAACTTTAATACGTCCTTTAGTTTTTTTCCTGTTTGCTTTGCTATGGTAAAAGCTTTGTCTAATACACCAGCAGCTACTGTATCAATAGCTATTTGTTTAAAGCTAAAATCACCGCCTGATACCGCTTGCAACGACTCTATTCCTGCACTTGTTGCGCCTGCTGTGCCTGCAACCCTTAAAGCGCCTGTTGATCTACCTGCAGGGGTAAATAATGCAACTAAACCCAAACCTTGTAGCAAATCTATTTTACTAAAACCAGGCTTGTTTAGTACAACTTTTATACCTGTTTTGTTATTAGCTGCAAACACGTTGCCTTGTTGGTCGCGCACAATACCAATATTATCAAAGTTAGATGTTAATATTTGCGCCATTTCTTCTGGGTCTGTCGCGCTCAATAATGCAGGCGTAATCATAGCCCCTCTTGTTTTATCTTCGCCAAACAATAAGCCTCCTGATCCAATTTCTGGTAACTCTCTAGTTTTATCGGTCGCTCGGTCGTTACCTGTGAAAAAATCACCAACGTTTTGAAAAAATGATTTTTCTTCTACCGCTCGTTGTCCGACTTGTTCATTAGGTAGCCCATTATTACTAGGTACGCCCATATTGCTATTAATATTGCCATTGGTTTCCCTTGCTAGTAGTTTTTGCATCCCTTGTTGGTTTCGGCTTTGTCTACCGCTCAAGCCATCTGCGCCTGTTGCCGCTAGTTTTGCTTCAAGTTCACGTAACCGTTTTAATTTTCTTAATCGGTCTAGCTCTTGCATTTCATTAGGCATTTACTGGTCGCTCCCGAACTCTAATCTTAAGGCTTCAAGTTCTGCTGATTCTTCATCTGATAAACCAACTGCGCTTGGATTTTCCTTTTCCATTTTCGTAATATAGTCCGCAAGTGTATTGCCTGGTGTACCCAAGAATGTAGCCGCCTTTCTTAGCTCATTGGCCATTTTCTTTTGAGGCTCAATTCTTTCGTTAAGCCATTTCCTTAATGAGCTTGGATCTAATTTAGTGGGTAATGCGGTGTCCAGTGCGAATTTTAACTCTGATTCTGAAAGAGCGCCAAACGTTACTGAACTAATCACGTCCAAACCCATGCGCCCTTTTATATTATCAAGCTCAATTGATGCATCGGTAAAGCTTGGTAGTAAGTCCATAATAACGCCTGTATCAGCACCTTTACCAAGTGCTTTAAGTGCGTTTTCCATATTATTGACTGAGCGCGTGACTAGCTTCAAGCTGTCAAATGATTCTTTTGATACTGCTATAGCTTGCTTATTTAGTGCCTTTTGCATTTCCTTATCAATATCTACATTCGCTAATTCTTCTGGTGACAACCTGTCAAATCCTGCTTGAACACCAAATTTATCTGCTAATACTTGGTCTTTTTGATCGCCTGATTTTTTAGCTTTAGCTAATAGGGCTTTGTATGTGTCAAAGTCTGATTTTGATGCTGTTTGCTTTTCTGGTGCTTTAATATCACCTTGAGCAATGCCAATGTTAACAAGGTTTTTTGCACCCTCCCTTACTTCATCAAACCGCCCTTGCTCGGCAAGTTCTAGGGCTTTTACTGACTCTGTCGCGTCTGCATCCTTTATGCCGCCAACCATTGCAATCTGCTCTTGTAATATAGGTATAATCTGCTCGTCTGGTGCGTTTTGTACGCGCATTGCAACGTTCAATAAAGAAAGGTTTTTTTGCTGGGCTGTTCTTTGGTCGATTGTTTGCTCAAGTTCACGCTGTTTAGTTTGATTAAACTGGTGTGTTTGCTTACCTATTTCTAGATTTTGCTCGCCTTGTGCAAACTGCTGTTGACCTCTAGCAACGTTTTGTTGTGCTAGTGCAATCTCCATAGGGCGTAACTCGTTTTGCTGTCTGAACTGCAAACCTCTGTTTAATGCGCCTGCAATATCCACTTGTTGAAACTGAGCCATTTTATATAACCCCTATAAATTGGTTAGATGGTGGCGTTGCTTGTGCTGTTGGTTGCTTAAATATCCCGCCTTGAGCTAAACCTGTCGTTATCCCACTAAGCGTATTATTAAAGTTGTTAGCTTGGTTTATAATCCCTGTAGCTCTTGCGTTGCCGCCTGCCACTAGTAAGTTGCTGATATTATTAGCTGAATTAGCGCCAAAATTACCGATTGACGTTGCCGCGCCTTGTCCTTGCCCCGCTAACTGGCCTAAGCGACCAAACTGGTTCTGATAGTCTTGTTGTGCAAAGCCTGCGCCCTGTTGAACTAAAGCTGATCGCACATTACCACCGCCCAAACCACCGATAGCTGCTGAATTTCTTAATAGGTTTTTTTGCGCCCTATCTCTAATAAATTGTTGCCCGGGTGAAAGGTTGAATGCGTCAAATGATGCTTTTTGTGCATCTTGACCATTTAGCCCGATCATATCTTGTTGAGCGCCAATAGCCGATACACCTGCATCTTGAAATGGCTGTAAATTAGATTGTGTTATGTCAAACTGGCGTCTTTGCTCGCCAACTGATAAATCGGTTGCCTCGCCTTGAGCCTCTGCCGCTCGTTTAGACGCCTTATTGCCCACTACACCTGAGATAATCGAGCCACCCACTATGGCTGTTGCTATTCCTGACATAAATCACCCTCTATAAATCTATTTTTAATCACATCTCTGTAATTAACCGTTATTTCTTCGTTTTCTTCAATGTCTCTAATGGCTATTATATCAGCACTTGAGGTATTTATCGTTATTTTTGCATTCGCAAATAATGCGTGATTAGAGAACCTACCCGCCAAAGTCCTTTTATCTCCAATTCTAGCTTGGCATATAACCTCGCCAATAAGTATTTTTTTAGACGTAAATAAGCCTTGTTCACTTATTTTAGAGTCTGCAATATAGCAGCCCTCTATTTCGTCATAAGTCATATCTTTTTGATTATCGACTTGTTCGCGTATTTGCTCTTTGGTCATATTTGTTTCGCTAACAAAGTTAACATAATCAGCACGATTTACGTCATTGTGGAAGCTCTCTAAATCTTCAAATGTTTCTGCTGTTATGTAACTTTGTATATCTTCGCCTTTTTCGCCATCCACTGAATGAAAAGTAATCCATCTAGTTTCTTTATGCGCGTAACCTGCTCGCTTTTTACCTAACATCCCTTTAAATACGTTAAAACCAGTTAACCGTTTTGTCTCGCCAGTGTCGGTTGATACGGTAATATCGCCGCTAACCATTATATCGAAGTGATCGAACTTGTATAACTGGCCTGTTATTACCGCCCCTCTTGGGATCGTTATCTCTCGCCCATACATGCCGCCGTGGATATGATGTAAAACAGGTATTTCAACTTGTGGTAATGTTTTTGCTATTTCTTCATATTCCAATATCTTAGCCCTATTAACGGCTTTATTTTTAACGCAAATATTGCCGATAATAGCAATTGAGTTTGTTTCGCCTTCAGATGTATTAAACATAGTTTTTAGAGTCTCGCACTATTAATATGTCACTTCCAAATATATCGCACGTTCCTGTGCCTGTATAGGTTATATAAATCTTGCCGTCATTAGCAATAAATGCAGCGTTAGCCGCAACCGTGAAATTAAAGATAATAGATTGTTCTGATCCTGCATTTAATAATGACGTTGTTTCAGCAATTATTGTGCTGCCAGTGTCTAACTCGCATTTTATGTTCGGTGCTGCCCCTGCGTAGTTTTGACACTTGAAAGTAATTGAAACACTGTAAACGTCATATAATGCAATAGCCTGTATTAAGTTGGTTGATACGTTCCAAAGTGGGTTTGCTAGGTCTGATGGGCTTTTTTGAAGTGACAAAGTACCACCGTCATTACTCCAAAGCGTTCGCGTACCTGTAGCAATATTTTGTGAAGGTGTTCCGACTGTTGTATCTGTGTCTTGAAACTGACCAAAGCCTTGTATGCGGATAAATGAGCCGCCGCCTGCACCGTCACTTACAAAAGTGCTACCAATTAAAGCAGAAGGCGTAACACCCTCGACAACCTTAACCCTTGTATCTATTGTGGCAATTTCCGCCGTATTATTAGTAACACCAGCCAATAGCGTCACTATATCGCCTGTGTTGGTCGTTATATCGCCCGTGTTGGTTGATATTTGCGTTGTGTTAGTGGCTACTTGTGTCGAATTTTCGTTACCGCTTTCGGTTGCGCTTTCCATCCATCTAGTAAATCTAAGTGTAGGCGTACCATTCTCGTTAAAAAAATCCTCTCTACGCCTGGGGACGAAAATAGTCATTATTGATTGCCTAGTTCTGGCGTTGCCGCTACTCGTATCAATGTTGCTCTAACGGGGTCTGTTACTGTAAATCGGATTGTTCGAGAATTAGGAAAACGGCCTTGTCTATTCCAGACCGTTTCATGCCCATAATCACCAATAGCGCCAATTGAACGACTGAACTCTGGTGAAAACGTGCGACCGCCATCGTCTGAGTAGTCCATCCTAACAATAGGATCTGAACCTTGCCCAGTAGTCAAACCAGTACCCGCTTCAAAATCAGCTTCAAGCTCGCCTGCAAAGATTTTAGCGCCATCCTGTGACATTGGTTTTAAAGCCGCTTGCCTAAATACCTCTTCTGTATATTCAGTGTAAACATTATCAACTAATTCGCCTATGCGCCCATCTAGCGAGTCACCTACTAACAATTTACCATAAACCTTTATGATTGCATTAACGCGCCAAGGCGCATCTGTAACGCCCGTTTGAAACTCAAACCAAACCGCTGTACCCGATAAGGCCGATGCAGTACCGTTATATACAAATGTTTTACCCGCAATTCGTGCAGAATTAAACGTAAATATAGCGAAGAATTGGCCTTTTTTGGCAAATGTCATGCTATATGCGCTTTCAATTTCTTCTTTCGTAAACTTTTGTATTGCAACATCTATTGCATTTGTTGATATTTTGGTCGCGCTTGAACTAGATGCCTGTCGCCAAATTGCTGTAAGTTCATTTTCACCGCCACCAATAAACATATAGGTATTATCAAACTTAACGACACCATACTTGCTATGTGCGCCTTTTTGAGTAAATGCGCCTGATATAATTTGTAATGGAAAATCAGCGCCGCCGATATTTCTAAACACCTCGGTTGTTTTAGAACCAATAATAGATAATTCATCATGATCTACAATTTGTGTAACTATTCTATCTGGGTCGCCTTCTGCGCTTCCAAAGTCTAAAGCATCAAATACTAAGGGCGCGTTTAAATTAGATACAAATAATTGCTTGCCGTCCGTAGTCGTAAATACAAAGTAGCCGCGATAAAATGTAACTGTATCTGAAACTTGAAAATCTGGGTCAGTTATTTGGGTTAATGTAGCCGCTGTGAAAACATAACCAACTTCACCAGGTACAACAATTACTAACTGAGTGCCATTGTCTGCCATTGAAACTCTAACAGTGCCCTGTATTGTGCCAAGTTGTGATATAACACCCGCTCCGCTAACCGTCACTAGATTAGTACCTTGCACAAAATACGGTACGCCACCAACTACCCATGCACCGCGACACGCGCCTAGTGCTGATAACGCAAATTGATTTATACCGCTTGGTTGCATTAATGATGCTTGAGTTAATGCGCCACCTTCTGCAACTGTGGGTATCCAATTAATACACCGTTGACTAGATATAGGTGCGCTTTCGCTTTGGTAAAAACC